TAAGTGCGCGACCCTCACCAGCACCAAGCATCATATACTGTAATGCGTCGTGGATATGCGAATACATATTCTTGTCAGGTTTATCAGCGTACCTCTCACCACTAACCTCCATACGCTTGTACTGATAGCCGCCCTCAAACCCTTTGATTAACTGTTGGCACCTACGATCAATTAAGAAGGCTGGCTTACCATCTACCATCTTGTTCAGCTGGGAGGAGACTGACTCAAGACGGAGGTCAACAGAGTTGGAGGGTGCAGGGAACGCCCTCAAGCCAGCCCCACGCAGAATGTGAAAGGGAGTAGATTCATCAGTCTGCGCTCTAAAGTCACCAGCGGGATCACCATAGATATACACATCAGATACTTCTGAAAAACGTGTGGCAATCTCTTGGCGTAGAACTTCTGCAAAACGAACAATGCCCATGTCAAAGGCAACGATCTCAGACTGAATCAACCATCTGCCACGCACCTTCTGACCTATAGTGGCAGCAGGGGTAAGCCCAAAGTCCAAGCCAATATAAAGAGGCTGAGAGGCTGCAACTGGTATTTCTTCCTTAGCCACATGAACATCTTGTGCAAACATCGGATAGATAGGCTTACCATCCTGAATGGCACCCAACTTGTTCATTACATAAACATCAATCCAACTCTTGGTCTTACCGCGTATAAGATTAGGGTAATAGTTCTCAAGCATGTGCCGACGATTTTCAGCATCCTTGTTTGGCTTGTAATCTTCAATCTCACCTTCTTCACTGCGAACCTCTAGCATCCCAGAAGGTTGCGTAAAGAACTGCCAGTTATCGGGCTTCACCAGCATCTTGGCTTGTTCGCGCGGAATGTGGTCTGGGATTGGCACCTCGCCAGACATGATAGGCCACCAATGATCTTCCTCTGGCGCGTTGGTATCTGCAATAACACCAGTCCAGCTTGGGCCACCGTCACGCATAGAAGGGTAACGACCAACACGCATGGTACACGCATCAATGATAGACTTCGGTATCTCCCTTGCCTCATTGATCCAGATGCCAGTCAGTTCGAGAGAGAGGAGTTTCTTGACATCTTCGGGACGATCAAGGGCAAGGAAGATTACTTCAAGTTCGACTTCGCCGCGCTTGATATTGTGGGTGTATGGGACTGACCATGTGAACTTTCCCCATTCGTTTTCTGGGAACCAGTCAAGCCATGTCTTAATAGTTGTAGTTCGTAGCTGTGGGTTTGTGTTCCGTATAATAGCCCATCGAGACTTTCGTAATCCGTCTGGCCCTTTCTTTTGTTGAAGTGCTCTCCGAAAAACCTCAACACAACATCCAACACTTTTACCACTCCCTACTGGCCCTCGAATCCCACGAAAGAAAGTATCGTCCTTCATAAAGGACTTTAGCACTTCACCGTCAGGCTTGTACTTAAAATCAACCACTATCGCAGTCCTTTGTCTACTCCGACCTTAATCATGCACTCTGCCACATCAGGGCCGATATTGTCTATCACTTGGTCTAGCATATAGTTTGTTACAAACATCTTCCCATGCTTTTCATCTACATGCTGGAAGTGAACTTTCTTTACAATGCCACGAAGCATACGAAGTTCTTCTGGCTTCAGTGAATTTACAAAGCTCATTTCTTCTTTGTGACTTTCTTTTTAGGCTTAGAATAAGCCTCATTAACATCAGGAGTGGAAGGGTCGTCTGCCTTCAATCGTCCCTTGGAGCTGCGAGAACGTGTTGGTTCTGGCCCTTCCACCAAGCGGCGCGAGTCAGGGGTTCTCGTTTTGCCGCTATAAGTTGTTCCAGCAAGCTCATGTGTCTCGCCAGTATAGAGTTCACCAGTGGGTAAATACCATGCCATGTTATGTCCTATACTTCTTTACTTTCCGAGCAATCGCTTTCGGTTGAGCCACAAACTGCTTACCCTTTGCCTTGCCCTCTCGTTTAGCTCTGGTTGTAGCTGCATATTCAGAATCACTAAGAGCAGCAATAGCCTTGCTAGGAAGGTAACGCTCACCAGTCTCACTAGACTTCTTGCCAGACTTGGTGCGCCATTTCTGCTTTCCCCAATTGAGTAGTGACTTCTGAGGAGCCTTCATTACATTTGCTTCTTTTTCAAAAGTGACATACGACCACGCGCTGTTTCATCAGGTGACTTAATGCTGCCGCCTCCACCGCCCATGCCACTAAGCATCTTAGTTGCTTTCATGCGAACTTTTTTCTGCTCTTTGGCTTTGTCTTTGTTTTTAGCAGGCTGAGGACCATCTTCAGGATCAACCACTACAGTTTCTTTGTTTGGGTTTTTCATCAAAGACTTTTCTCTAGCCTTTGTTTCTGCAATAACTGAGCGCAGCCATCTTCTAATTGCACCTTTTGTTCTGTTCTTTTCGCCGCGACCACCCGACTCTCTAGTGTGCAATTCTTCTAAAAAAGAGTTCATCTCATTCATTATCGGTATCCTCCACCACGTTTTTTATATTCCTTGGCAAGAAGTTGCGCCTTTCTGGCACTCCATTGTCCAGCAGCAGTGCCATGCGTGGCCTTGGCTTTAATGGCACTAAACAAAGACTTTCTCATCTTTGGCTTAGTGTAATTACCCGCTGCATTAACTGCCATTACGGAAACCTTTTCTCTGTGTCAGGCATGTCAGAAAGCTGAGTGCCAAGTTTGCTAAGAAGGCTGCGGAGCTTGCGAGCACGATCATCCTTCTCTTTGCTCAACCCACCCTCTGGCACATTATTCATAATCTTTTCTAGCTCTGCTTCGGCAGCATCGTATTGGCTGAGAAGAGATTGACGTTTCTTTGGTGGACGACCAACCTTCGATCCATACGTTCCTTTACCCATAGGCATTATGCAGTATCCTTGTTCTTATTTCTCTTACTAATAGCCCTAGCCTTGGCACGTGCGTCAGCCTTACTACTGGCACCCCACGCTCTTAGGCTGAGAAGAAGACGAGTAGGTTTACCCTTGGCATCCCGCTCTGGGCCACGCATCCCAGCCATCCTTGCCAAGAAACTGGCACGACGAGGATTGTCACCACTCTTCACTGGAGGCTTCAACGTGCCACCCTTGTAAGACGCACGGCCCTTGGCATTCAAGCCACCCCTAGGGTTCTTACCCTCTTTACGCGTCCAAGCTGGTGTTCTCATAGCTAAACTCCTATGCAAACCTTTTTAGAGAAAAATATTTTTTGAAGCAACGCACAAAACCTTTAATGGAAAAAATGCTAGGGAAGGACTACTGACACTGTCCTAATGGCAACTTTTTGACCCCCTACCTACTATGACAGGTCAATGGATACTCTAATATCCCCTGCTACCTGTACCTGCGAGCGATCTATCGGTTTGAATCCAGCACGATCAAGTATATCCTTGGATGCTTCTAGCTGAACGTACTCACTCTTGGCACCTGAAGCGAGCTTCAAGACCTTTGCAGCGGCAACTGTAGCATTCATACCTAACTGCTCTGACACCCGTTGCATCATATACTGTTGCACATGTGGTTGCCGTAAGGCCTTGGAAGCACTCACTCTTCCAGACTCGCCCTCTGCATAACCCGCTTCTCTAGCAGCTTGAGTGACACTACAACCTAATGCTACGAGTGTATCCACCAAGCGAGTCTGTTTGTCAGTCAATTTCTTATTCACAAGGTCAGTCATTGTATCCTCTCTATCGCCCCCCCTTCCCTCTTCCCCCCCAGATAAGCCGATTGACTGACAAGTTGTCAAGATGTGACGTAGCGTCACTTCTTGTCAACAAGAGTGATTGCTGGTGTTGCACCCCTTGACACATTGTCGAATCAGTCCGAGGGGATACGCACGTGCAGCTGCGCGTTTGCGTTCCCCTCAACTTATTCGCCAAGTCACAGTGGCACTGAAGTGCCTAGTTCCAGTGGCACACCGGAGTCCACCACCAAGCAGAGGCACATGCCCATCGAGGGCATGCGACTCTGGCAGACGGACGACGCTACCGCTTTTGTCGTCCTAAATCCACACGCGGGTGCGGATTTACTGCGGTCAGCTATCGCGTGAGGTTATCCGTATCGAGGGATAGATATGGGCCGTGGCGGGACACGCCACTAAACCGCAAGCGGTTTACCCATATCATCTGTGTCAATACCTTCAGAAACAACTCGGTCAATGCGCAAGCGTTATTGTGTCACGCACAGCGTGACGCTCTTTAGTTTATTCGCGCAGTGAGTCTCATTGTTTCCTCACCTACGGCTGAAACACTTCGTGATGGAACATCACCAAGTGTGTCAGGGTTTGACTTCGACCCTCGAAAGGATGTTCGGGAACCGTTCAAAATAATCAGAGGAGATGAACAATGAGTGAAGATATTGATTGGGTAGAGATAGAAGCAACGCAGCTTACAATACCAGCCTTCACATTCTTTTGCGACTGCTGGATGCAGAAGCAAGAGGATGATGAAGATACAATAGAATTTTGAGAGAACCGCTGCCAACTGATCGACCAGAAGCAAGGCAACCTCGGCAGAGCCGAGGCGCAAGCGGCCTTGCGTCTGCTCGATGCAGTCGGACGGTCGCGAAGGTGTCGAAAGACATAATGAAACTTATCAACAATGGAGAACACAATGGATAAGAAACAAGCGAAACTAATCAACTCAACACTTCAGTCTGCTTACACAGGTGAGGACAACGTAGCACTAAGCGCAGCGATAGCTCGCTTGTGTGCGGAGATGTACGATCCGCGCATGAAGCTGAACCAAGACACTGGTGCATATGAGGAAGTCAACAGCCACCAGTGGGAACAGCTCTTCTTCATGCAACACATTGCGAACCACTTGTGGGCAGCAATGTATGACACACGTACCAACACAAAAGGGTACGTCAAGGGCGTCAAGCACAAGCTGGACAAAGCGATGGTCAACTTGAAACAGGCCAGTGCGCAGTACGATGGTACCGAGATCGCCCTTGAGGCCCTTGATCGAGCGGAGATGTGGGTGCAGCAACTCGAAGAGAAGCTTGCGATGTTCGAGGAGATGTACCACATGTTTGCCGACTTTATGGAGGTTGCATGTGGAAGCACCCACAAACCATGGGAACCATGGACAACAGCAGTCGAGGTTAAGCCAGAAGCAAGCTCTGACAAAGAGGCAGAGATTGCGGCACGGCTTGCCGAGCGAGGCCTTGATATGGCAGTGGGTAATGCTGCCAACACCAATGGCGTTGATAGCGCGAAGACAGCATAAACCGAGGGGGGCAAGTCCCCCCTTTTTTCTTCTTGCATAGGTTGGGTTCACCGCAACCGTGCAAATATATGCGCAGCGGCCAACGTATGTACGCTGTGAAAAACGAATCCAAAAAGGAGAACATTATGGATACTCGTGACAACACCTTAGTTACCACCTTGCGTGGCATCATTAAGCAAGAGATTGAACTGGCACTCTATGTTCGAGACAAAGAACCCAACGCAGAGCCGTTCACCGATGCTCAAACTGAAAAGATAGATGATCTTATTGGTCAATACATTAGAGATAATGTTTCAGTAAACATCGAGTGCTAAAGAAAAGTGACGTAACGTAACAAATACAAATGACGCTACGTCACACAACTATTAGCTATTAAACTACTGCATACTTGCAGTGCAACAACAATCCACGGAGAACAACAATGGATATAAACATTCACAAAGTGAAAGAGGTGCGTGAACAAATCAGCCACTACACTAGTGGCATTAAGTTCATTTGCCGCAATCTGATTATCGTAGATGAAAGCGGTAATGAATTTAAAATCAATTTCTTCACTGAAAAAGATGAACGTGCAATTGCACCACTTAAAACAGAACGGAGCTATCACAATGCTTGATATGACAAACGAATGGAACTTTCCAATTGAAACGCAACCTGTCTTTGACATGCATGGCAATGAGATTGATGGGCAACAATGCATCATGCGCACTGACACCAACAAAGTGTTGGGCGTACACGGCTCTCGCTACAAAGCAGTAAGCCATGATGATGTTGTCAATTCAATCTTAGATGGTGTGTCACAAGCAGACTTATCGAATGACTACACCGTTGACGTTGAAGTCTTAGAAAATGGACGCAAATTACGCGGTCAGATTCTATTCAACGATTTAGTGGTAGAGCCTGAGGTCGGTGACCACGTTAAGTTCAGAGTCAACTTCTTTAATAGTTACGATGCCTCTTGGCCTTTCTCTCAAATCGCAGATGCCTTTAGATTATGGTGCAAGAACGGATGCACCACGCCTGATGCAGTAGCCAAGACGCGTTACAAACATACTGCGTCTATCAATGTAGAAGGCAGTGCCAATAAAATGATTAATGGTTTGCAACACTTCATGTCACGCAAAGAAGTGTGGCAGTCATGGATGCGCACACCAGTGACAGACGCACAGATAGAGAACTTCTTTAAGAAGACTGTAGCCAAAGCGTTCACACGCCAAGTGACAGTCTCTAAGACTAACGAGAAGCAGCTTGAGAACTTGCTGTCTATCTGGAGCAACGAAGCGGCTGCTCTAGGCCATAACAAATGGGCTGCGTACAATACGCTAACCTATTGGGCAACGCACACTGGCGAACTGCGTTCACCGCACACTGCGCGTTACAATCGTGAAGCAGCCATTGCATCTGCAATGCGCAACAAAGAATGGGAGTTTGCTTAATGCTTAATCTATCAACCGAACAAGTGGATGCACTCAGCGATAAGCTGGGTGTAGACCTATCACCACATGCACACATGGCTATTGCAGACGCAATCAAGTCAATCAATCCTAACTTCAATGCAGACAAGTTCTTAGCTCGTTGCATGCAATCATGGGAGGAAAATCACCTTGCCCCACTCAACGACGAAATACCCTACTGAAACTGTCGCTTGCCCAGAATGTCTGGGCGATGGCAAGCTAACATATGAACGGCGTGAACCGTGGATAAGTCGTGACACACCGCCAAGCCTTGAAGAATATAGAGATACCTGTTGGAATTGCAAAGGCTCTGGTGAAGTAGAAGTTGACTACGATCCTTACTAGTTGCATACATGCAGTATGAAACCATACTTTTCACAACTGCAAGTATTAGCTAATGAGCTAAACGTACCTTTGCTCGATGCATTTGCACGAGCAGAGGTTCCAACTTCTACTTACTATCGGTCAGTCAACGGAACAACAGAGATGCGTTACGACACAGCTTGTCGTATCTACAAGGCGATCTATGAAGAACACTCGGCTGTCTCAAAACTACGATCAGCTAATCAAGATGCTGGTCAAAGCGAGACACGAAAAGAAACTAAGTCAACCAGACTTAGCTAAAATCATAGGCTGCACCGAATCTCTGATTCATAAATGGGAGCAGCACAAACGTGTTCCGTCTGGCTTCTTTCTAATGTGTTGGCTTGAGGCACTAGACTATGACATCGAAGTCAAAAAGAAAAAGACAAACGATTAACTGCATTGCGTGTGGCACCATTACCGAATGGTTTGTTGCCATACTAAAGCGCAAGCATCGTCGCACAATGGAGAAGCATTGGTTTGTTTGTCTTCATTGCTATGAGGAGGACAGATGGCAAACCGTAACAAGTCAAAAGGAACTTACCACGAAAAGTGGTTTGTCGACTGGCTCAACAAAATCAAAGCGAAGATCGAAGCGAAACGCGTCCCCCTCTCAGGAAGCTTGGGAGGCGAGTATTCAGGGGACATCCACCTCTTCATCAACGGACGAAAGTTGGTAGGCGAAGTTAAGTACAGAGATACGTCCAACTTCCCCAGCCCCTTCAAAGTATTAGAAGGCAGAGACATTGCTTTCTACAAACGGCGGCGAGGCAAGCCGCAAACACTGGTCATAATGACTGG